TGATTCGACTTCGCGATCCGATCGGGCTTAACACGCTTACGATCAATGAGCTAACTTCGCAGCCGCTCTATCCTGTGGAGAAGTTCACATGGGATTACGAAACGACCGGCGACGATATTCCAAAGTTCGAAGCTCCAGGCCAATTCGATAACTTCAAGGTTGTACGCCAGATGACTCTCGATTGCGAGGGGCACATCGTAACGCAGTCCACGACGGCTTACTGGACAGCGCGGAAGAATCTGATGAACATGATCGTTCCGCCGAATACGATCCCCGCTCTATCGAAGCACGTTCGCATCGAAATGCAGCTTGATGGAGACTCCAACGTCTACTACGGAGACTTCGTGCTGGATGATTGGTCATGTCCGTTGGAAGCTAACTATCCAACGGTGACTCCCTTCCTTTTCCAGTGGTCGTGTAACTTCGGCTACTGGCGTAACCTAGCAACAAATGCAGCAGTTAGACTATGAGGCCATACATTCGTGTGCAACACATCGATCATGCCGAAGGCCAAATCGTCGGTACGTTCAACCCTTTGGAACCGCGCTTCGCATATCGCGCGAATGATGTTGGCGATCTAACTTACAAGCTGGCACTTTCGAATCAGCAAGTTACCCGCGATGCGTTCGCGCCTAAGCGCACGGACTTCCGCCTGCAAGTCTCATACGACGGCGCGTTTTGGACGAACATCATGGGTGGCTTCCACTGGCCTGTGGGAATCAATAACGAGGAAGGTACCGTCTCCGTTCAAGGTATGGATTGGATGGCGTGGCTTGAGCAGCCTATGTGGTTTGACGCCTATCTGATCGATGCGATGGATTTGATTGCGGGTAAGACGAAGATACAAGGAATTCTCGATGACGCCGAAAGTTGGGGGCGCGCTTGGACAAGCGAACCGGGTACAGATACCGAAGCTATCAAGTACAATGCCGACCAGCGTACAGTTGTTACGGACTTGATCGACAGCATTGCCGATGGCAACGACGGTACGATCAACATCAATACGACATTCTCAGGAGACGGCACTGGCTGGGATTTGAAAGACTTTAGCTACGTTGTCATGTTCCAGGACGATACCACGATCCTCGACCATATCCGTGCAATCTCAGATATGGACGACCCGTACGGTTTCGACTTCTTCATGAACTGGGACAAGACACTCGTTTGCTATAACCCTGCACGCACCGCTCCAATTAGCAGCATTGTACCGATCTACGAGATTACACGTAGCTCGCCCGGACTCGTAGCTTTGCAGTGGCAGAATAGCGGCCCGATGGCAACGCACACAGTTGGCGTCGGCCCTGGTAGTCCTGGCATTTGGGCGCAGAAGACATTTGCACCATCCGTAGATGCATACCGCCGTTGGCTTCGACTAGTCAAGCTCGGCGGGAGTTATCGTAGGCCGGAGCAAATCAAGGCTGCGGTGAATGGTATCCCCGACCGCTTTCCACAGAAGGACTTGAAGCTCACACTCAAGCCTGATCTTCTTGAGCCTCTCGATCCGACAGCTTTCTTTCATCCCATGATCGGTGAAGCATTGTACGTCGATATCGACTTCCCTCGCTATCACCGCATCAATGCGAACTTCTGGATCACTGCGCAGGAGTTCCACACGGATGACGAAGGTAACTGGCTTTGCGATGTTAGCCTCCAGCAAATCTACGATCCGTCAGGAATCGGGTAATGGCTAAGAGGCAGAGAGCATTCACACCCGATACGCTCGACGACATCTATTCAAAGCTCGATGATCTGAGCAATCGTATCCGCCTCCTCAACAAGACGCCGACTGCGATTGAGAGGCTGAATCCGGTAACGCTACCCGATCCAGCAGAGTCACAACTTGCTATCGACTCTCGCACGAATTGCTTCATCTACTACGCGAACGGAGCTTGGCGCGAGAAGTGCAGTGCGGTTCATGCAATCAAGGTCTTCGGCGATAACACGTCGAACAAGGTTCGCAACGGCGCATTCCGCTTCACAGTCGAGGATGATCTAGCTGATACCGAAATCGATCTAGTCCGCGCATTCAACGGAACTGTTGGCACTGGCGCGACCACGATTCAAATAGTGAACATGACGCGAGGTATCAACATCCTGTCTGCGCCTCTCTCGGTTCCGAGTGGCGCGGAGACTTCAGGGCTAGGAACGATCAACACTGGCGGGCCTACAGCGAATCCGAACAACAAGGTTTTCTTAAACGACATGATCTGGATCAATTGCACAGCAATTGGTGCTGGCTCCAAAGGGCTCGGTTGCTACATCACTTTCCACGGCCCGAAAGTTGACGTGACTCCCTGATGCCCGCTAAAGCTGGAAAATTTGTACTACGGGCCGGCGATATGCAAGTGCATGCGTTGTCCGGCACGAACAATGGATTCCAAGTAGATGGAATCGGATTCAAGCCTGAGATTGTTGTCGTAATGTCGGTCGGACTAACCGCAGAGAATGTCTGGGATACTACTCCAAACATCTGGGGCAATATGGGTATTTGGACTAATGACGCCGACGGAACCATTGAGGGTACTACCGGAGTGAACGAGTTCTGGGGAACAGACGGTAGGCCGTCGAGCTTCTGGTCTAATAGTGGTGTTATGTGGTTCAAATCCAGTCACAGCGGCGGTGGCCCTGCTATCTACATTGCGAACACTCACGACGATGGTTTCTTTATCGGCTATCCTGGTGGATTCGAGGGCGGCTATGGAATCGTTTGCTACTACCTTGCGTTGAAGTCAGAAGAAGGTAATGCTGCTAGAGTGTTCGGGTATCCTGGGGCACCTACTTCCACAAACGTAGGATTCCAACCCGCTGTCTTCATGACGTTAGGAAGTGGTGGTCTATCGGGCGGTGCTGGCGACATTGGTTTTCTAGATTTCTCGGTTCCCTCCTGGGGATTTGGAGGTTTCGATAATCAAGTGGATGGAGTGCGTAGCGGGCCTGAGTGGATGGCTAATGGCCTTGCACACACCGAGACTGTTGAGCAGATTCGCTACTTCCTTGACGGCAACGGCGACCAGTGGGTATTCGACGGTTACACCGCTTCGCAGATTGTTGGCAACAGCGCCTTCTTCTATGGACGGACACTTACAGATATCACTATTGGGATTACTGATGGTTTCCCTGCAGGAATCAATGAGCGCGTAGCAGTACATATGCTAGGCGACGGCCTCTATTCGGGCGACCAAGTAACTCCGAATCCAATTGGCACACCGCTAGATGTCGATGTTGGTTTCACGCCTGAAGCTGTGGTCTTCCTCGGGCCGCAGACGAATCATGGAAACTTCTTCGGCATCCCCTGGGGCGGTCGATGCTTTGGATTCCTAACCGAAGACTTCCAATGTTGTATTGCGTGGGGAGCGCAGCAGCGAGCTTCGGACAACGATCCCTTCGGGCATGTAGCTAGCTTCTGTACTTCGGATTTCTCTTGGATTTCCAACTTTACGAGCGACGAAGTTGCCGATCCGACCAACCCGAATTATGGTAGCGCCGACTTGACAGCTACCGGATTCACGATGCACTCGCTTGCACTCCCGAAGTTCAATCAGTACGTGCGTTACGCAGCATATGGCTTTGTGGAGGAAGCCCCACAATTTTTTAGGGTGCTGTAATGACACCAGAAGATCGCCAATGGCAGTTTCTACAACGGCAGTTGGATCGCATCGAGTCCAAACAGGATCGCATGCTTACGCGCGAGGAGTTCCAAGAGTTCAAGCGCGACAATGCCGAGAAGATCGAGAACATTGAGGAGGACGTACATACTATCCGCAAGAGTGCCGTCTCGCCAGAACATGTAACTACGATGGTAAGTGAGGGGCTACGACAAGCGGAGGCGAGAGGATGGACTACTCGCGACAGGGCAATCAGATATGGGCTAGCCGCTCTATCACTGGGAACATTCATCTTGCTAGTGGTGGACCGTCTGGCAGGGAAATGAGCAAAACTCACAACCCCATTCTGGACGAGACGAAGAATCAAATGGAAATCGTGCCATATACGAAGCGTGATCGCTTCATGGTCACGGTGATCTTCATCATCGTTCTAGCGAACTTTATTACCCTGATGTTCACGATTCCTTGGAGGTCACTTTTCTAATGAGGGGTTATGGCGCCGTACAGACGCACTACTAGAGTAGCAAGGTTTGCGATCCTAGCTGCAGTGCTAGCACTCGTTCTTGGTATCTTCGCCAATACCGGAACTGCTCTGCAAGCTTATCGCAATTGTCAGAATATCGAGAAGGTGAAGACCCGGATTCGTCTCGTTCTCAACGAGAACATCGTCCGACTGGAGAGTGGCGATCTGGATGCTGAGTACCAACGCATATTCGGTTCCCACTGGGAGGAGGCAAAGAAGTCAGCTCTCGCAAGTAGCAATCGCCAGCTTCATCAGTTCGACGCAGAAGCTTGTAGGTTCTTTATCCGCTAGGAGGAATTATGGATACTCTCTATTTCTCGACAACTACCGAAGATGTTGATGATCCTGATGAGCCGACTCCGGACGAAGGTCATACCGAAGAAGACGATAACGATGAAACCGACGAGGTAGTTCCGGGCGATCAACTCGGAGACGCTCCAACTGGACTAGGCGATGGCGCATCCTGAAGTTTCATTCTGCGATCCTATTCGCAAGGGCGATCTAGGATTGCATGTAGTTTCACATAAGCGCGCATATAGTCGCGCGTTCCCGCATCTGTATCCTTGGCCGAAGGAGGGCAAAGGATTCAGTACGTACTCGGGTGAGTACTTTATGCGTGCCGTACGAGGCGCGAACCGAATGATGGGAGTGCGTGACGACTTCGTATCTCTCGCCGCGCATAACGCGCTTGAGAAGCGGCATGCAAAGAACAAGCCGAAGGAATGGGCATTCGACTCACTAGCGATTAAGCAGGCAAAGCAGTACTGCGATATCGAGCGCCATAAAGACATGCGGCAGAGAATTGTCGAAGCGGGCTTCTATTGGTATGCCCACCGTATGACAATCTTCTATTCGCAGGCACGCCCGTTCCAGATTCGCAGACCACCGCTTGTTCCTACGCATTGGGATTGCTCAGCGTTCGTTATCAACTGTTACTACGCGGGAGGTGCAGACGACCCATCTGGAAGAAACTATAGCGGTCTGGGTTACACGGGAGACTTGTGGAATCGTGGTCATAAAGTCACGCATGCGCAAGCTCTTCCCGGTGACTTGATTCTGTACGGATACACAACAAATCCACGTCCCGGCTTTCCGTATGGATCGCCGACACACGTTGCACTCTACACAGGCAACAACCTCGTACTGTCCCTCGGATCGTATCCAATGAAGTACCTTGATTGGAACTATCGATCCGTCAACTGTATCGTACGATTCCCAATCTAGGAGGAAACGTGGGCATTGGTAATTTGCTTCATGCTTTCTTTGAGGATACGCGAACGCAGATCGCTCTGCTCCTCGTCATCCTCGACGTGCTTCTCGGCGTCGTCGCAGTCTTTGTCGATGACACTCAGGGCTTCCGCCTGAGCTACATTGCCGATTTCATGCGCAACGACGTCGTGGGCAAGGTGCTTCCATTCTTCATCCTGTACGGCGGATACAAGTATGCGGCTAACGCCGACATCGTGATTCCCGGACTCGATTTGGAAGTCATCATGAATGCTGCGTGGGGCGTTGTACTTCTCGCTCTCGGCGGTTCACTCCTGAAGAGTCTTAGCGATCTTGGACTCTTCGGTGATAACTCGCCGCCGCAACTTGCGGGCAATGATCCTTCTTCGCCGACGGTGCCTGCACCGCCGAATCCGTAATTCACAAGTTCCCCTCGCAGGGGAATAACAAGGGCCGGGTTGCGTTTTCTTCTCCTGTTGGCGCAACCCGGCCCTTAGTATTAATGGTGCGGCTTGTTCATCATTCGTCTGTATTGGCATCACCCCCCTTCACCGCTTGCTCTCTTCTTTGGAGGCGTAGTATCTCTCCTCTTGCCTACGCCAACTGCGAAGCTTCCGCGCGATTCTATTCCTTGCGCCCTTTCGGGTTAGCGCCCAATCATGTATTTCGTATGACCGTCCGCGCGACCAATCAGAATAGCAAGTGAGTGTTACCATGTATCCAATTGAGACTCGCCAAATTTCCCAGCGGCTCAACAGAATCTCTTTGTTCGGGCTAAGCGTAAAGTGAGTGTATTGCTTGTGCCCGTACTGGCTCCGCATTACGTACATTAGTCTGCACTGCCTTCGTACTTTCGCTCCTTCCAATCCTTGACGATGTACATGTGCGCATGACGGTCATAGAACGCCGCCTTGTAAAAGATGCCTACGCGCTCATAACCGTCGGGATCGATGAGTACACTCCAATACGAGTTACCGCCAGGACGCCGCTCCCATCCTTCGGGAAGCTCTGCGTAGCGGAAGATTGGATCGTTCTCGACGACCTCACCAAACCTGAAGTCTAGTGCTAGATACTCTCCTATCGGCTCACGCATATCAACTGGAAGCACATCGCTAAAGAGTAGCTCGCGCTGACCGGCAGCTTCCATATCCTCAATTGGATGACCTCCGGGGTTTACAAGCTGTCCAGCAAGGAAGTCGAGCGCATGCTCCGGATTCTTCAACTTCTCGGTGGTATTCGTGACGGGCTTCATTTCATCTCCTGTTCCTTAACCTTCCAAATCCGCATCATCCAGAAGAATCCGCGAATGACTCTACCTCTTAAGCAATCCGCCTCACCCAACTGAGAATGCTGCAAGTGGTCGGGACACATCGGAATCGTTACGAGCCTGATCGACGTACCCGTTTCGATCCTTTGCCCTAGCACATCACCTTCATACACTTCATATACCTGCCCCGGTTCAAAAGTAGGCATTGCGAATCCAGTCTTCGGTAACTAGCTCCACCTGTGGGTCGTTGTCGTTAAATTGATAGCCACCTCCAAAGTGGAACCAATGGAGTAGATGCCTCGCTGCATCTCTTCCATGTTCGATCCCCTTCTGGTAGACCCGCAGACTCTTGAGCTTATTGTCGTCGTAGTAACCTTTCCCCTGCGCCGCCTTCTGCATCCACAGCGGACGCCATTGGTTGTCACTGCAGAAGAGCCGCGTGATTCCGATAAGCTCCACAGGGTACAAGTTGAGCCCAGTCTTCTGCTTACCCTGGCGGAACTCGAAATCCTCGCAAACGATATGCAGCGAACCGAACTGTCCGACCCTGCGCAAGAGGTTCCAATAGTCTCCGTGCTTCAGCACTGCTTGGTCATATGCGAGAAAGAACTTCTCGCGATCTTTTACAGCTAGTGCATAACCAGTCGTCTCCCCCGGATCGATGGACAAAGCTCTAAGTTGAGCCATTCATTCTCCTCTCAACCCATGCATCCTTTCGGCATTTGTCAGAGCAGTACAGGGCATGCTTCCTTGCAGGATAGAAGCCGGTTCCACAGAAGGCGCAAATCCGTTCTCCTAGCGTTCTGAGCGCGATGTGCCGCAAACCGCAGGTCGGACAGGTGCAGACATGTTCTGTATCAGGGGTAGTACCCCGATCCGTTCTCGTAGCGTTCTGTGAAGCCGATTTGGGCGTCTGACGGCCTGCCATCTTTGGACTACCGCCGAACCTTCAACTCAAGCGCGATTTCCATTGCATCTATGAAGCGATGCACGAACTCTGGCGCTGAACCATTGTGAGTTCGTAGATACTCTACGGACTCTCGCGCTTCGCTACGACTTAGGGAAACTCTATAAACGTTGCGGCCAGTAAGCGGGTCTTCAACCGTAAGATGAATAGTGCTCGCCGGCTTGGTCGGATTGGAATACACTTTCATTATTCCTCCTACTTTGCTTCTGCCCATGTCGGACCTACACCGATGTCCGCTTTGAAGGGGATCGTCCAGCCTAGTTCATCGTGTGGTCTTGACTCCATGACTTCCTTGCATATCCGCTTGTACTCATCAACGTAGGAGTCTTCGACATCCGCGATAATGGAATCGTAAACCGTAAGGATAAGACTGGCTCTCTTACAATCAATCTCAGGTTGAATCGAGTATCCCCCACCGAGGCGGATGACTGCCAGGAGGGTGAAATCGGCTGCAACCGATTGCGGTACAAAGTTAACCGCTTCCCGGATAGCTGCATTGATATTTTCTTTCGTAAGTAGATGAAACCTGCGTACCCTGCCGAACCCAGTAGTAACACGCCCAGTCCGCATTTCTTTGATGACACGCTGCTTCCACTCCTTTACGCCGCCGAAGTACTGCCACCACCAATCGATGAACCTCTGAGCTTCCTTCTCTGGAATCTCATGCTTCTCTTGGAACGTTGCCGCCGACTGTCCGTAGGCAACGCCGAAGTTCATGTTCTTGGCCTTGCTCCGCTGTTCAGATGAAAAGCCCTCACCATAGAAGCGCTCTGCAGCCAGAGAGTGCAAGTCCTTGTCTTCTCTGTAGTTCCTAAGAAGTTCTGCGTCTTGGGAGAGCCAAGCAATAGTCCGAAGTTCCGCTTGGCTATAGTCAGCCGCAACGATCTGTCTCCCGTGTGAGGGGATGAATAGTTTGCGAATATCAGGAAGACCTTCCTTTGTCCGCGTAATATTGAGAAGATTCGGATTACGCGATGACGGCCGTCCCGTGACCGTGCCGTGCAATAGTAGATCGGTGTAAATGCGACCCTCTGGATCATCGATTGCCCTTTCGATCATTCCTACGATATAGGTCGATGCCTGCTTATCTAGCTCGCGGAAGCGAAGTAGCTCTTTCGCGAACGCTTGCATCAGCGGGCGCTTATCATCCAGGCGCGTAGTAAAGCGACCTGCGACGATTTCGTTCAGTGCCGCCTCATCGACGGATCGCTTCTTATCCGGGCGATCCTGCATCGCATGGCGAATCTTCCACTCGTCGTAGAAGAGGATCGGATTCTGCTTCGTTGAGCGAGGCTTGTAGAGAGGCTTGTCGATCAGCGTCCTCAGCTTAAGCTCCTGTTCCTTAAGCTCAGGGCCAACCTCGTTCTCCATAAGATCGGCAGCTTCCTGGACGTTGTAGCGGAAGCCAGCAAGCTCCATCCGAATCGTAGCTTCGTTACCTTCGCGCAGAAGCTTCTCGTACTCGGTGCGAGTCTTCTCTTCCTCGATGCGAGGCAAGAGCCGCTCATAAAGCTGCAGTGTTCCTGCAGCATCCCAACCGGCATACGTATGAAGCTCGTCGTAGTTCTCGACCACGCCTGTCTTCTTGAACTTCTTGACGGAATCGGGCTCGTAATCGGGCCAGCCAAACTCTTCCATCAAGCAATATTCTAGACCATGCACACCGCCTCTCTCGTCGCAAGCATAGTTCATCAGGAGAGTATCTTGATCGACCCTCGCCTCAATGCCATAGCCATATCGGAGAATCTTGGTATCAAACTTTCCGTTATGCCAAACGAAATTGTGTAGTCTGGACTCGAAGAGGGGTCGTAGGAAATTCTCAATAAAGTCTCGATCTTCCCAAATGCCTCCCCGCTCGCCCAACACAACGGCACTTCCACCCTCTGTTGCAAACTGCATGCAGACGATGGTTGCCTTATGCGTGAGTCCTCCACGACTTTCGATATCGCTTGCAACGAGTTGAGGAGACTCCCGCAATCGAAGTACATACTCTTTCGCTTCCTGAACATCTTCTATTACCTCAACTTCGGGTAGGGTTGGTTCGGGGAGCGGATTGAAAGCTCGTCGAAAATCTTTTCGGAGGTTGGGGAACGTGGAATCGTCCCGGAGGACGAGTGCCGGATTGTTAGTAGCAACGTAGACTCTTCCGTTGTCGCTGTCAGTAATGCGATATCCGCGATATCGGTCGATTGATCCACGACCAATAAGGAGATTAACCGCTTCCGATCCTGCGGCGATAATGAGCTTGACTCCAGCAAGTTCTTTTGCAACACGCGGAGCGCACGCTTTGATTGCCTCTGGCGGTACCTTTCCAGCATCCGGCGCGCATAGTACAACATTTGATAGTAGAATGTCATTCCGATCGACACCGTTCTCTTTCAGGAGGTAGTTCAATACTTCGCCTGACGGCCCGCTAAACGGCCGACCAGCCATAGCTTCGTGATAACCAGGAGAGCGAGAGATTACGGCTGTGGTCGGGTTTCGCGGAGCGATGGTCTTTGCGCATGGCTTGTTGAATAGTGGGCATTCTTCGCAGATTGCATCGGGATGCTTCCGAGTCAAAGGTTCTTCCATGCGCAAAGACATGTTACTCCGTATCGTCGCAGAGATGAACAGTAACCATAAACGAGGGGCCACCGTCAATCGCCAGGAGGAATGATTCCTCACCCCAACTATGGTGAATGTACGGAGTGATACCTGTCTCAGTACGTCCGTACTCCCTACAAGCCTCTTCGACTACACGAAGTAGACGTTGCTCTAGTGAACGCGCATTAACTGTGAGCTTAGGCATCATCATCCACCGGACTATAATCTGCATAGCCGCCAACTTCTGCGCGAGCTTGCAATTCACTCAATAGCTGGCGAGTAGTTGCCAGTCCGAGGAGTGGGTCTTCAGGAATATTGGCACTCTCATATGTTGCTTCGAAGATATCGGGCTTGCAAGGGTAGAACTCTCCCTGCACACCCTTGATAATCCAATCACCCGGCTGCGCAAGCATATCGCCTTCGAGCGTCCGGATTATAAGCCCTCGGTCGTGATAGTTAGAAACTCCATGCTCTTCCAGCCACCTCAAAACTTCCGCAGCCTCAGCATGCTCCCGCATCCCTGGATACTGCATGGCTTCGATTTCAACTGGCTTCTTGCGGAATCTAGGCATCAGTGGAAACCTCGTTCGAAATGTCCGTCGGCTCCGATAGGAATTTTTTCGGGTTCAAGTCCATCCTTCTCCATGTGCCGCTCTAGCACTCTTGCTTCGTGATGGAGAATTGCTAAGCGCATCTGCCTCTGGGCTTCGGATAGAGCCTTGATAATCTTATCGTTATTCTCCCAGCGGATGCAGGCATCGCAGTGGTTGGTTCTATCGATGAGGACAGATAGCATATCGATCTGCATGCGGAGAACTTCTTGAGTTTGGGTTCCCTCATGCTCATCACCTTCTTCGCGATTCACGAAGATCAGGCGAAGGGGCTCACCATCGCCGTCAAGTTGATTCAGATCATATATATGTCCTGGTTCGATTACTTCCATTACTGCGCCCTCTTGCTCACATCGACAAAGCGGAGAGTTTGGCCTTGCTCGACCAATCGGTTGTAGGCACGCTTCGCATTCCAGCGAGAGAAGTAGCCTTCGCTTGTGAATAGCGTCTGGCCGTTCTCGGCAACGAAGCGGAGGTAGTAAGGCTGGATACCGTTACCCTTGAACAACTGTACCGTTATCATCGGTTGTCTCCCGATCCCTGTAGTACGCCACGATCTTTTCTGTCTCTGAGCTTCTCCATATTCTCCACGGCAATAGCATCCAGAGACACATCAAGATGAACTGCAATCCGAGCCACATAATAAAGTACATCACCAAGCTCCTTCCGCATTGCCTCCTTCCGCTCAGGAGAGATTTGACATGCTTCGTCACGCAACGCCTTGAACTGCAATTCAGCAAGCTCGCCCGCCTCACCATTCAGCTTGCCGATAACGTAGGAGAGAGCTAGCCAGTTTGCAAAATCCTCGAGATAGGTCTTCTGGCTGATTTCTTCCACGTCTTCCACAGACATCGGGTAAATCGCTGTTTCGTGCGTGAATTCCTTATAGTCGTCGAAGTTCACGGATCAATACCTCCGTTCGCTGATACAGTGTGCGCAGATCGTCGTCGTTCATTATTTCGAAATCGATCAATTCCCTCGGCAATGGAGTCTCTGCTAGATGATTGCTCGCTCCGAATCCAGGGCGGATCACTTCAACGATGTAGCCGCCTAGCAGCTTGATTCGTTCCGCTTCATTCACGAACCGCGCATCTGTTATCACTCTGTCGCTGTGGAGCAGTTCGGTGTCGGCCCAATTATCCTGCAGCGGCAGGAGCAAGTCAACCCAGAAGTCCTGACCGAACACTTCACGGCCCATCTCAGTTCCGAAGCGCTGGAGAATCTCCCGCCACGAATGCGAGTAATCGACCGTTCCGCCGATGTCGATATGTACTTCAACTCGCGGCAAGCTTCCACCGTAGTCTCTTTTGAAGTCATCTACCTGATCCACGGAGATGTCGAACAATGCGGCCAGCGCCTCTTTCAACTTTCCCGCGAAAGCATGCTTGGTAAACCCGTGCCGATGTACAAGATAGTTACCTACCTCATCCTTACCAACCCCTTTGTAGCCTTTCAGCCCAATCAGCATTTTACCGTTCCCAGGGGAGTTTCCCACCATTCAACCTAACCTTCGCACCCTCGAGAATTTGCCGGCGGATAGCATCCTTGTCTTGTTCAGGAGCTTGCTCTCGCAGGATTCGTAGATTGTTGAGCATGATACTCTTGAATTCGAAAGCCAATTCCTCTTCAGTGATGATGCCCTTAAGCACTAGCACATTCGCTATAGCTTGAACCTTGGTAGTGAAGTCGAGCATGAGCGGCGTCAACGCTCCTAGCTGCACAGCATTGAGGCTTATACCACGACGCTGCCACTCGGCTTGTTCTTCGTCAAGCGCTGCCTGAAGTTCCTCCAGGCTTCGAAACTCCTCGTTTTCCACCTTTCTTCTCCTCTCCATAGTATTCTACTGCCGCGCAGAAAACACATACGCGGAAGCGAATGTCTTCGTCATCGAATGCCCACGCATGCTGCCCGAGTGAGCATGCTAGTTCGCGTTCTTTAGATAGCTGAGTAGGCTTTTCCGCCACGGGCTGCTTTCCCAACTCTGATTTGACCACGCTCTTCGAGCGTCTCTTCGATTTCTGTCATTTCTCTCTTAGAGAGATTAGTTAGACGCATTACCTGACCCCTCGTAATACCTGGATTGCGTTCAATCGTATGGAGAACCTTCTCCAACACACGAATCAACACCGTCCTACCGATGTTGCTGATGACTTCGATGGAGTAGTTCCCCCACTCTTGAACGTGTTTGCAAGCGTGCAGGATATCTTCAGGCGTTACCTGAAGGTAGTTGTTGTCTGGCTTTTGTCGCGCCGCAGAAATCAGCACCGCCATCTTCAACATCGATCGTGATAGACGTTCGAATGTCGGTAGAGCAACATCAGCCCTAGCAGAGTTAGCTGCGATTTCTACAAGCCTGTACTCGATGTCTCCATATAGCTCCCATGCCTCGTTTGTCAGTACAGCTTCGACCTTTGTCCGCACTGACGAGTCTTGGCCGAGAATCTCCACATCTCCCGGTACAGCATAGAGCTTGTATAGATCGGTGAACTTCGAATAGATCGCTTGCTTCTGTTCCATCGCTTCCATCGAAGGCGGGCCTGTTCGACGCAACGCAGTCAGGTCTGTCTCGCCGCTAACAATCAAAAATCTAGGCAAGAATCCTGAGTACACGTACGAATCATCAGCGATGTTGAATAGCTTTTCCTTGATACCCCCGCCAAAGAAGATAAAGACTGGCTCTTCGATCGAAACCGGACCTTTCTTCACACGCCGCGTAAAGAAGTGCGGCACGTCATACATCTGTGTGAAGAACTCCGTCATGCCAGCTTGGTAGTCCTTCTTCGCAACGCTTGAGAAGAAGCCTGTAACCTCGTCGCGATAGAACACTGACGGCTTTCCTGGACGAGTACTCAACTCATCCAGGATTCCCTCCATTGATCCTTCGGATGCAATCATGATGCTCTTGTCCACGAAGCTGATAATCTCCGTAGCCATGCGCATAGCTGTAGACTTGCGTGTAAGCGTGGAATCGCCGAGAACAAGACCCCACAGGT